CAAATCCTGATTTTATGAGATAATATATACATGGCTAGAGAAAAAAGACAAACTAAAGCTTCAGTTCATTATGTAAACAATAAAGAGTTTACTGCAGCAATTATTGCACACAATGAAGCGTGTAAAATTGCAGTAGATAATGGTGAAGATAAACCGAGAGTATCGGAATACATTGGTGAATGTATTTATAAGATAGCCACAAGATTATCAACAAAACCTAATTTCATTAATTATTCATATAGAGATGAAATGATTTGTGATGGAATTGAAAACACTTTACAATACATTAATAATTTTAATGGTGAAAAATCACAGAACGCATTCGCGTATGTGACACAAATAATTTACTTTGCTTTTTTGAGAAGAATTCATAAAGAAAAGAAGCAAGCAGCAATTAAACAACGAAGTATAGAACAAGCAGGTTATTTGTTTGACACATTTGATACAATAGATGGTCAACCAGCTGAACCGGGTATGAGTAATCAATACATTGATTTTTTACAAGAGAATATGAACCCTATCAATTATAAACCCCGCGGAAGTAAATCTAAGAAGTAAGTGTTATAAATAAGTCGGTGTATTACATGAGTAACACACTAACTTTTTATAATAGGATATAGATAATGAATGTTAAACAGTCTTGGGAGAGACACAATAAAGAAGTAATAATAAAATCTAGAATAACTTTAGAGTTAGTCTGGTATATTTTTATTATACTTTCTCCTTTTATTTTGATGCATTTACAGTTTGCAAGTTTATAGAGAATAAATATATATTATGAAAATAGCGTTACTGAACGACACGCATTGTGGTGTTAGAAATAACAACCAAATGTTCGCAGAGTACCAAGGAAGATTTTATTCACAAATCTTTTTTCCCTACATAGACAAACACAATATCAAGACAATAATACATCTTGGCGATTATTTTGATCGCAGGAGAGATGTAAACTTCTATTCGCTTCATAAAAACTATGAGCATTTTGTCAAGCCTATGATTGATAGAAACTTAACAATGGATTTAATTGTAGGAAATCATGATATCTATTTTAAATCAACAAACGAATTAAACAGTCCAGATTATTTACTTGATTTTGAGAATATCAATGTATATAAAGATCCAATAGTCAAAAATTATGATGGTTTAGATATTTGTTTAGTCCCATGGATTAATTCAGAGAATTATGATGATGTTGAAGAATTTTTAGGGATATGTAAAGCAGATATAGCTATGATACATGGTGAGATAAATGGGGCGATGCAACAACCTGGTCATTTTCAGGGTGGTGGAACTTCTCCTATTATGTTTAAGAGATTTGAACAAGTTTATTCAGGTCATTATCATCATAAATCAGAATTAGGTAATATCAGATTTTTAGGATCACAAATGGAATTTACATGGAATGATTTTGGAGATGCAAAACATTTTCATATATTAGATACGGAAACGCGAGAAATAGAGCCAGTACTTAATCCTTTAAAGATGTATCATAAAGTATTTTATGATGATACGAATGAAACTCTTATGAAGATTAAGAAGAAAGAATTTAGTGAATTATCTAATGCATTTGTTAAAGTAATAGTTACTAATAAAAATGAACCATATTGGTTTGATGTTTTTATTGAACAAATTATTAAATCTGGTCCAGCTGACTTAAAGGTTGTTGAAGATCATAGTAATTTAGATGTATTAGATGAAGATGATTTTGCAACAGAAGCAGAAGACACTTTAACAATTTTAACAAAACATATAGATAGTTTAAATATTGAAGGAGATAAAAAGAAACTTGATGTATTAATGAGATCATTATATACAGAGAGTTTAGATATTTTAATATGATAAAGATAATACAATTAGCAACAGGTGAACAATTAATAACTGAATATGATGAAGTGAGTCATGAAATGACAAATCCATTATTCATTCATGTTGTTCCAAAAGAGAAAGGTCCTGAAATTAGTTTGCACCCCTATGATGTGATTATAGATGGTAACATAATGATTAATCCTGATCAAATAATCTGGTCTGGAATTCCTGAACAAAAACTTCTTAATCAATATCAAGAAGTATTCAGTAAAATAATTACACCACCAACCAATAAAGTAACCCCAATAAAGTGAGAAAAAGACTAATGCATTCAAACAAAAACGGTATAGTTTATAATGGGTCTTATATGAATGAAGGACATGAAGTTACATTTATTATATTAACAGATAATAGAGCTAAAATAATTGAATGTTTCCGTTCAGGAGCTTCAGCATCTACAAACGAAAAGTACCAAAGTTTAGATCAAGCTATAGAATATCAGGATAAATTAATAAAACTCGGATATGATAAAGTTTCATAAGGTAAGATATAAAAATTTTCTATCTACCGGTGACTCTTTTACAGAAATAGACCTAAATAGAAAACCCACAACTCTTGTTATAGGAGCTAATGGTTCTGGTAAATCAACTGTGCTTGATGCATTGACATTTAGTTTGTTTGGAAAAGCTTTTAGAAAAGTCAATAAGATGGCTTTGATAAATTCTATTAATAAGAGAGGAGCTGTAGTAGAAGTTGAATTTTCTATTGGTAGAAAACAATATAAAGTCATGCGTGCTATCAAACCTAATAAGTTTGAAATATATCTTAATGGTAGTTTGATCCATCAAGATTCTAATGTAAGAGATTATCAAGCTCTTTTAGAACAACAAATACTTAAACTCAATTACAAGTCATTTACACAAGTTGTAGTGTTAGGTAGTTCTTCATTTACTCCATTTATGCAGTTGAATACGATTGAGAGAAGAGGTATTATTGAAGATATACTTGATATACAAATCTTTTCAGTAATGAATGAAGTTCTTAAACGAAGGTATACATCTTTACGACATGAATTGAATGAAATAAAAATGAATCTTAGAATTGGTGAAGGAAAGATCAAAAGTCAAGAAGAAACAATGAAACGATTAGAAGAAAATCGTGATGAACAGATAGTAAAGTTAAAATCTAATATTCAGAAATCTGATGAACAAGAATCAATTTATATGGGTAGTATTGATGTTTTTAGTAGAATGTTAGAAAAACAGAACAATCTTAAAGAAGATGAAGATGATGTTAGAAAAAAATTACAGTCTGTTTTACTGGAAGAAAAGAAATTTGAATCAGATAGAAGAAAGCTATTGAAGGAAGAAAAGTTTTATGAAGCTAATGATGAATGTCCTACTTGTAAACAAGATATAGAAGAAGGACACAAATCACATATCTGCGAAGAAATTGATAAAACTGTTGGAGAACTTAACAATAAGTTAGAAGAAAGAAGCCAATCTATTGTACAAATCAATACAAGATTAGAAGAAATCTGGGATATAAATCAAGAAATAACTAGAATACAATCAGATATTCAGAAAGAACAAAGTCATATTACTGCAGGTCAGAAGTATAGATCAAAGTTAGAAAAGGAATTAAAAGATTTAGAAACTCAAGAACATACAGAAAAGGATATTAATAAATTAGAGAAGTATAGAAAAGCATATAAACAATTAGAAGGTATGCAAGAGAAATTAGTTGATAATAGACATTATTACGATTTAGCAGAGATACTTTTGAGAGATAGTGGAATAAAAACAAAAATAATTAGACAATATTTACCAATCATGAATAAGCTTATTAATAAATACTTAGCGAGTATGGAATTTTTTGTTCAGTTCGAACTTGATGAAGAATTTAATGAACAAATTAAATCTAGATATAGAGATACATTTACTTATTCATCTTTTAGTGAAGGTGAGAAAATGAGAATTGATTTGGCATTACTCTTTACATGGAGAGCAATTGCTAAGTTGAAGAATTCAGTAAATACAAATCTTTTAATATTAGATGAAGTGTTTGATAGCTCTCTTGATGAGGGTGGAACTGATGAGTTTTTAAAAATTCTAAATACTCTAGGAAATGATACTAACACCTTTATCATTAGTCATAAAGGCGATAGTATGAACGAGAAATTTAACAACGTAATTGAATTCGAAAAGGCACAAAACTTCTCAAGAGTGGTGTGAAATGCAAAGTGAACGAAAAAGTAGAGCGAAGAATTCATGTTAGGGTTGATGAATGGAATAAGTTCGATTTTTATAAAAAAGGTTTCTATATTTGTTTTGCCTATTTGTTATGGGATTTGTTTAGGTCGTTTGGTTGGTTATAATAAATTATGAGTTTTAGATTATGATTATAAAAAATGAAAAGCAGTTACGAGAAAAAGTAACAGCAACTTGGTCATTTGATTCCCCAGCATTGGATACAAAAGAGTTTGCGAAAGAACTCGTGGATTCTATGTGGAAAAATTCTGGTCTTGGCATATCAGCTAATCAAATAGGTTACCCATATAGAGTATTCGCTATGAGAGGTGAAACTAAAAAAGAAAGTATGGTATGTTTCAATCCCAAGATAAAAGACTTTTCTCCTGAAATGAATACAATGGAAGAAGGTTGTTTATCATTACCAGATGTCTATGGTAAAGTTGTAAGACCAGCTCATGTTGCTATTTCATATCAGAATGAAGATGGTAAAGAAGAAGGACAATTAGCAAGTGGTTTAACCGCAAGAGTTTTTCAACATGAATTAGATCATTTAGATGGAATTCTATTTACAGATAGAATGGGTGAATTAACAAGAACTAGAGCTCTGCTACAAGCAGATAAAATAAGGAAAGCAAGAAGTCGTGGAAAAGATTGGTATGTTCAGAAAAAAACTAAAGTCGCTTTATAATAAAGATAAAGACTTTATTGCATTTCTATTAGTTTTTATTATAATGATTTTAGCTGTTGCAGCGGGAGCTACAGTCGGGAAATTAATTTGAAATTACATTATGAATTGAAACGTGATAATGATGAGCGTTTATCATCTTGTATAAGATCATATCCTGATATTGTCCCTAAAGCTTATTGTGCAAAATTAATAGAATTTTTTGAAGAAAGTATAACTTTCAAAATTGATGATAGCAGAAAACAGTCTAGAGAAATGCAACTCATTGGTGATCCAAGGCCTCAAGCTATAGCTTATAAAGATTTATTACTTGATTTAATATATCCATTAGGTGAAAGGTATGAAAGAGAATTACATGCTATTTGTCGTACAGATTATATGCCAACAGATGAACCTATGACAATAATGTATCCAACAAGCTTTCGCTCTTTACAGATACAAAAATATGCACCAGAAGATAAAGGATATCCTGCAGTTCATATAGAAGCAGGTCCAAACCATGTAAAAAAATATCTTGCATTAATAATATATCTAAATGATATAGAAGATGGAGGTGAAACTGTTTTTCCAATGGGTGGTACTGCGATTGAACCTGAAGCAGGTAAAGTGTCAATCTGGCCAACAGGTTTACCTTTTTATCATTGTGGAAATAAGGCTAAAATAGATAAGTACATTATTACTTCATGGTTTGAATTTCAATAAAAACTTGAAACCGCCGGTACACTTTTGTTATACTATATACATAATGACAAAAGATTCGAAAATTATCAAGAAATTAACCAAAAAAGTCGGAGGTTCGTTGCCTCTCCCTCTTGGAAGTGGAACAAAAAGATCAGTAACCCTGATTGATGCAGACAAAGTTGGTTTGATAACAGTTCTAGACTGGACACCTGCGAGATGGTCACTCGGTCTAGGATTGAATTTCCCAGTTTTAGATTTAGTAGGACTAGCCGGGACCTTGAAAAAGACTATCCCAGCCCCTACTATACCATACGCAGATTGTTTTGATGTTATGAAGATAACAGCCAAAAGAGTTATCAACAACAAAGACAGTAGGTTTCATGGAATGATTCTTCCATACGGAAAAGTCGATCCTGATCCAGTGGGTGGATGGTTACAGTATGGATTGCCAAACTTGAAGAAGTATTTTAAAAATAAACCCAAAGATTGTAAATGGGACATAGATTGGAAACCAAGTGGTCACAATCTAACTGGTAAGAAAAAAAGAATGAAACATTTGAGAGTATGTTAAATATAGGTAATTCAAATAAAGATGTTTTAGCAAAACTCATGGCTACAGAGAACATTACAGTTCTTCACAAAAAAGTTCCCACAGCATATTTTGATGTCAAAAACAGGACATTAGTTTGTCCTATGTTGAAAGATGATATGTCAAGTGAGATGTATGATCTATTCATGGGTCATGAAGTGGGACACGCATTAAATACTCCAATGGAAGGATGGCACGATTCAGTAAGTGAATTGGGTATGATCTTTAAAGGATATTTAAATGTAATAGAAGATGTTAGAATTGAGAAAGAAATTAAAGTCAAATATCCGGGACTAAGAAGGTCTTTTTATCAAGGATATAAAGAATTAAATGAAGATGATTTCTTTGGTCTTAGTGATAAAGACATTAACGAATTAAATTTAATAGACAAAATAAACATTCATTACAAAGTCGGCTCTTTTGCAAGAGTCAATTTTACTGATGAAGAAAAGGTCTATCTTAAAAGATGTGATAACTTAACAACTTTTGAAGAAGTTATGGCATTAGCTAAAGAACTTTTTGAAAAACAAAAAGAAGAATCAAAAGACAAAGTGGAGTCAATGACTCAAGATCAACTTAATGAGTTGATGGACGAATTGGGAATTGAACCAGAAGAAGGTGGAAATACAGAAATTCAAGTTTCTAGTGAAGAAGGAGAAGAAGAACAAAGAGAAGGCTCTTCTACTGCAGAAGGAGATAAATTTATTGAAGATTTAGCAAAGAAACTCAAAGGAGACAATGAAGAAGAAGAAAATGACGAAGCAGATGAAGAATCTGATTCTGGCGATGGAGAGAATGAGAACAATGAACAGTCAAATAAAGGCGGTAAATCTCCAGAAGAACAATTAGAAGATGAATTAAATAAATCTAAAACTGATGAAGAATTTAGAGCAAATGAAGGTGACTTACATGCTCAAGATTACAGAGCTAAAGAACCTACTTATTATGAATTAAAAAAGAAAATCAAATACAATGACTTCTTAATTCCTTGGAAAGAGATTGATGAACTTATTGAAGATAGAGGTTTAGATAGAACCAACATTCATAAGTATACTAAAAACTTTATTGACAGTAATAAAAAAATTATTAGTTATATGGTTAAAGAATTTGAAATGAAGAAAGCTGCAGCTGATTACAAAAGAAGTAGATCAGCCAAAACAGGTGAATTAGATATGAAAAAACTTCATCTTTATCAATTAAAAGATGATATTTTCAATAGAATACAAGTTGTTCCAGATGGAAAAAATCATGGTGTTGTAATGATCATTGATTGGTCTGGATCCATGACTGGTTCAGTAAAATCAACAGTAGAACAAGCAGCATTACTTTCAATGTTTTGCAGAAGATTACAAATTCCTTTTAGACTTTATGCTTTTTCTGATGGGTACCATAAAAAACTTTCAGGTGATGCTTACGATACTTATGTAGAAAAAAGAGAAAAAGCTAAAACTAAAAAAGCGAAACGAGCAGCTAGAGAAGAATATGACAATAGGTTTATTAAGAGAACTTGGGGTGAAAATCCTTTTAATGAAGATGAACAACAATGGGATTTAGGAAATTTAAATCTTCTTGAAATATTTAATGAAAAAATGAGTAATTCAGACTTTGTAAGAAGTATGGAGAATTGGTTTGAACTAGGATTTCATAGTGACCATTATGATTATTATTACAACACTTATACCGATAAATTTGATAAAGAATTCTTAGTACCAGGTGATTTATGTTTAGGTGGAACCCCATTAGATCATTCAATAATTTTAATGAGAGATTACTTAAAAGATTTTCAAAGAGATTACGGATTAGACATTACTACTTTTATAGCATTGACTGATGGAGAAAGTCATGGTTGTATTGGACATTATGATTCAAGTTTAGTTGATAGAAAATATAACAAAGTTCATGAAATGAACGGTTATCGTGGGACAACAAGAGGTCTTTTAAAATGGTTAAAAGATACAACAGGTGTTAGAACAATAGGGTTCTATTTAACAAAACCTTCTGGTCAAAGATTTTTCCGTGAAGTTGAAAGATTTGCAGGAGTTGAATGTTACTCTTTTGATGATACTGCGATTGGATGGAGAAAAGAATTTAATAAATTAGCAGTAAGTATTGAACATAAAAAAGGTACTTACGATTTAGCAATACTCATTAATCAAAACAAAATTGATATTGATTATAATGAAGATGAACTTCAAGTTGAAGTGGGAGCTAAAAAAGGAGCACTAAAGAGAGCTTTAGTGAAAGCAGGAAATAACAAAATGCAACAAAGAGTGATACTTAATAAGTTTGTTCAACAAATGGCGGTATGAAGAAAAACTTGAAACCGCAGGTACACTTTTGTTATAATATATACATAATGAAAAAACGCGAGAAAAAAATATGATAAAAATAACGGCACAACACGAAAAATTCATAGACGCTGCATCAGGATTATATCCTGGACAGGCTGAATTTTCAAAATCACAAATAAAAAAGATTTGTTCAGAAACAGGATGTCCAAATCCTTCATGGTTACAAAAACCAGCTTATAGAGTAGGACATGGTACTTACTCATTAGAACTAGCGGGAGTCGCTGTTCAAAATAATGTAGTAGAATTGCCAGTTGGACCAACATCAGCAGGAGCAGTAAATGTTCTAATGAATGATATAACAGTTATTCCAGAAGCAGTTAAAGAATATGTTCCATTCGGACATTTCAAAGATTTAAAATCAATCTTGAGATCAGGATTGTTCTTCCCAGTTTTTATAACAGGTCTATCAGGAAATGGTAAAACCATGATGGTAGAACAAGTCTGTGCAAAACTCAAAAAAGAGTGTTACAGAGTCAATGTTACTATTGAAACTGATGAAGATGATTTAATAGGATCCAACACTTTAATTGATGGTAACATACAGTTTAGAGAAGGTCCAGTTCTCAAAGCAATGAGAAAGGGAGCAGTTCTTTTAATTGATGAAATTGATTTAGCATCAAATAAAATTATGTGTCTTCAATCAATTCTTGAAGGAAAAGGATACTTAAATAAAAAAACAGGTGAGTATGTATCACCTACACCAGGATTTACAATAGTCGCAACAGCGAATACTAAAGGAAAAGGTTCAGATGATGGAAGATTTATCGGAACTAATGTTTTGAATGAAGCTTTCTTAGAAAGGTTTTCAATTACAATGGAGCAAGAGTATCCATCAAACGCAATTGAGAAAAAAATTCTTATCAAAGAATTTGAAAGATTGGAAGTTGCTGATCAAATTGATTTTGTAACTAACCTAGTAAATTGGGCTGATGTAATCAGAAAATCTTTTTACGAAGGAGCAATTGATGAATTAATCTCAACTAGAAGGTTGGTCCACATTGCACAAGCATTCACAATGTTCAAAGACAAAATGAAAGCAATTGAAATGTGTGTTTCAAGATTTGATTCTGAAACAAAAGCAACTTTCTTAGACCTTTATACTAAAGTTGATGCGGAGGCAGTTGAAGTTCCAGAAGATGATATTCCAACTCCAACTGATGCAGATGAATTTCTGGGTGATGTAGAAATTAAAGATTTTACTGATCCCTCAACTGAGGAAGAAACATTTTAGAGAATACCTCGCGTTTCCCTCTCTTGGGTCTATTCTTGACAAAAGAGAGGGAAATTTTTTAAGGAGAAATTATGACAGAAAAACAACAATTTATTAAGGATATAGCAAGTATCTATAATCAATACGGGAAAATGAAAAATTTCCCAGCTATGGAGCTTCTCAACAAAGAGTTTCCAAAATACGATACTATGGAGTGGGGATATAGATTTCGTACCGCTCAACAGATGGCAAAAAAGAAAGGTTTAATCATAAACAATGGGACTAAACGATTAGTTGTAGAACATACGCGTTCTTCTCCAGGTGAGTGGGGAGAATTATGAATAATTATCAATTATTTTTTTACACATTTGTTATCTTGTTTATAGGATTTACAATGGGGTATTACGCATGACAGAATATACGGATAAAGTAGAAGAACAACGTCAATTACAACAAGCAGAAAAATGGGGTAAGGGTGTAAAATACATTCATGCAAACAATGGAATTATTGAAACAAAATTTAACAATGGAGACATTCAATATAATCGCGATGGAAGAATTAGTTGGCACAGAGAAAAGCCTACAAGGGAAACATTAGTTAGTAAGTTTAATAGAGCTGTAGCTGATATGAGAACAAATTATTGGAAATAATATGTATTTTTACGCAAAAGCAAAAGATGAAAAAGGTAAGGCACATTACCTTGTGGCAGACTCAGAAGAAGCAATAGAACGTCATTGTGAAGGTGGTGTACTTGGTTATGAGTGGGCAATAGAGAATTGGGCAACTAATGTTGATCCAATTATGGTATCATTTCATTTTAAATGGGTAGGCAAAAGAAATAATCCTTTTGTTATAGCAAAACCAATTTATAAATATGAAAATGGTAAGTATGTGGGCAAAAGAGATTTTAAAGAGAAATGGTAGAAATATTTTTATTACCAGTTATTATATTAAAATATGTAATAGCTACAGGATTTTGGATTTTAGTCGGATATTTAATATACGAATTTATTCAAAATAGATTTTTATAATAGGGGGTTAATTACCTCGGGCAGGGGACAGGAATTAAACATACGAAGAGCTCACTTTATTTATACTCTTTATGGATAGACTGAATTCCATCCCCGCCAGTTTTTTATTATGAAAGATAGAACAAAAATAGCAATTAAAGAAACACTTGTAACAGTTTTTACAGGTCTAATAATTAATTGGCCAATAAGTTTAGGATTTTTATATCTATGTATTGATATATTGGACCTTTCAACATTAAGTACTTCTATTGTTATAACAATAGGAATGACCGTAGTGGCTTTATTAAGAGTGTTTACAATAAGAATGCATTATTCTAAAGATGATTGAAAAAACAGAATTAGTCTGGACAACTGATTATACAAACGTATTAATCGCAGATATAAGTATCATTGTTTTCTTGATTTTACTATCATGGGTTTGGGAGAAGCAAAGACTAGGGTTGTTTGTAGCATCTATGATTTATTTGTTCTTTACTTATATGTGGCATTATCCACCAGGATTATTGAGTTATTGATATGGAGTTTAAAGAAAAATTTGGACCAGGAAAATGTTGGAAATGTAGTATTAAATTATCATCAATAGATTTGGTGTATGAAGCACAAGATATGATTGGTAGACCATCATTTACTAAAGAAACTTATGGTGTTTATCCAGCTTTACCACAATTTTGTAAAAAATGTCATGATAATATTAATAAATAAAAGGGGCTGTAGCTCAGTTGGGAGAGCGATTGGTTTGCATCCAGTAGGTCGGAGGTTCGAGCCCTCTCAGCTCCACCAGTTTTAGAGAAAAAATATGAAAGTTGAAATTAAATATAAAGATGCATTAGGTACTTCTAAAGGTCTGTTTGCAACAGAAGATATGCATAAAGGTAATTTAATACTTATGTTAAAAGGTAATCATTTTTCGGAACCTACTAGAACATCAATACGAGTTCGAGATAAAAATATTGAACATTATGAGGGAGCCTTTTTAAATCATCATTGTAATCCTAATGCAGAGATTTGGGAAATTACTGATGTTGAAGAAGGCCTTGTAGTTGCGAAATGTGATATCTCTAAAGGAGAAGAAATTACTTTTGATTATGAAACAACAGAACCAATATTAGCTGCTCCGTTTAAGTGTGATTGTCATGGTAAATGGATCAGAGGAAAAGATTATGAATCTAGTTTAATGATGGATTATAGCGGAGCTTTTGAAAGTGATGTCAAATAAAATTAGAAACCCAGTAAAAAAGAATATGGATAAATTTCATAAGCCGCGTACACATAAAGATAAGACAAAGTACGATAGAAAATCTGAATCAGAAAAATTGCAAGACGAATTAGAACCAATTTGGCATCCGACACAATATGATGAATCAGATGATTTAGAAGATGCCAAAGTAATTGAAGATGAATATAGGAAATTAAAAACTACTTGACAGGACAGCGTTTTCTGTTATAATAATAGTATGAGTTTGAATTATAAGTTTAGTGAAGGTGATCTTCTAAAAGAATTAAAGTCGTATATTGATAATACATATACTCAACACTACAACAAAAACAAATTTCAAGCAACAGAATTTATCGTAGATTCTGGACATGGGATGGGATTTTCTCTAGGGAACATTCTAAAATATGCACAGAGGTACGGGAAAAAAAATGGTCATGATAAAAACGATTTATTAAAAGTTTTACATTATGGCATAATTGCACTTCACGTGCACAATTTAAATAATGAGGAAAGTGAAACCAATGAATATTAGTAATGAAACTCTTGATGTACTAAGAAATTTTTCATCAATCAATTCAGGGTTGACTGTTAAGGAAGGAAACGAACTTAGAACAGTATCAGCCATGAAAAATATTTTTGCAAAAGCAATAGTTTCTGAAAATTTTGATAAAGAACATTCAATTTATGATTTATCAGAATATCTAGGAGCTGTATCTTTATTTGATACTCCAACTTTTGAGTTCAATGCAGAGAAAGTAATCGTGTCGGAGGGCGATAATAGTGTAACATATTATTATGCTGATCCACAGATGGTTATATCTCCACAGAAAGATATTAACATGCCCGAACCAGAAATTAGTTTTGATATTGATGAAGGTGTTTTAGACTCATTACTCAAAGCTTCTTCTGTTTTATCATTACCGGACATGATGTTGTCTAGTGATGGAACTACAGTAACATTAACTGTTAAAGATAAAAAGAATTCAACTTCTAATGTTTTTAGCAAAACAGTAGCTCAAGGTAATGGTTCTACATACGAAATGTTTCTTAGAATGGAAAACATTAAACTAATTCCTGGAGATTATACAGTCTTTGTATCTTCTAAGGGTATAGCACATTTTACAAATAGGAAGCAAGCTATAGAATACTTCATCGCTTTAGAACCTGATTCTAACTACAATGAGTAGAAAGCATGAAAGAAGAATTTTTATGGGTTGAGAAATACAGACCTAGAAATATCAGTAATTGTGTTCTGCCAACAGAAACAAAAAAGATATTTATAGATTTTGTAAACAATAACGAAATACCAAACTTACTATTATGTGGCACTGCAGGTGTTGGTAAAACAACTGTTGCAAGAGCCTTATGTAATGAGTTGGGAGCCGATTGGATACTTATCAATGGTTCAGAAGAACGAAACATTGATACACTTAGAGTTAAGATAAAACAATTTGCTTCCACAGTATCATTGACAGTAGATGGTGGACCGAAAATTGTTATTTTAGATGAAGCGGATTATCTTAATCCCCAATCAACACAACCAGCACTTAGAGGATTTATAGAAGAATTCTCAAAGAACTGCAGGTTTATTTTCACTTGTAATTACAAGAATAGAATTATACAACCATTACATTCCAGATGTAGTGTAGTTGATTTTACAGTTGAAGCGAATCAAAAACCTCAGATCGCGAATCAAATTTTTCAGAGGATACTACAAATACTTACTGATGAAAATGTTGAATATAATGATAAAGTAGTTGTAGAAGTAGTTAATAAATTCTTTCCTGATTTTCGTAGAATGCTCAACGAAATTCAAAAGTACTCAGCTTCGGGAAAGATTGATAGTGGTATCCTCGCCAATTTAGATGATGAAAGTTTAAACGAATTGTTAAACTTTATCAAAGAAAAAGAATTTTCTAAAATGAGAAAATGGGTTGCAATGAATATTCATAATGATCCACAATCAATTTATAGAAAAATATATGATAGCTTTTTTACAAAATTTGAGAACAATAGTGTTCCACAAGCTATTATTATTTTAAGTGATTATACATATAAGTCTGCGTTTGTTGCAGATCAAGAAGTAAACATGGTAGCATGTTTAACCGAGTTAATGATGGAGTGTAAAATTAAATGATATATAAATCAACAAAATATTTTAAAGAGATAGGACCATGTGCTTATCGTAATCATAAATCTGATACAGATTGTTATCTATTACATGGATATTGTAGATCATTTAAATTTGTATTTGGGTGTAAGAATTTAGACAGACAAGGTTTTGTAGTTGACTTTGGTGGACTGAAAGATGTTAAAAGACAACTTCAAGAATGGTTTGACCATACAATAATTCTTCAATCTGATGATCCTTTAGTTCCAAATTTCATGGAGCTGACTAAAGAAGGTCATTGTAAATTACAAACATTTCCTTTAATTAGTAGTGAAGGCTTAGCTGAATTTACTGGAGAATATGTTGATGAAGTTTTAAAAGAAAAATATGGTGGTAGATGTTGGGTTATCAGTAGTGAACATATAGAAGCAGAAAAGAATAGTGCTATATATTATCCACAAGAAAATCCAGATAGACTTGATTTTGAAACATTAGTTGAACTTAACAAAGAGATTTTATCAGGAGCTTTACCACTATAATGTTATATTCAGAGATATTTAGAAGTATACAAGGGGAAGGTATTTACACAGGAGTACCAACAGTCTGGTTAAGATTGTTTGGTTGTAATCTTGAGTGTAATGGGTTTGGTCAGAAAGATCCAACTGATCCTGATTCTTATATATTACCTTATAAAGATATT